AATGGGAAAAAACAATTATCATTTAAAAAATATAAAAGAGGGAACCAAAGTAGAGTCGTACTCAATAAAGAAATTTAAAGTAGGTGCTGCATCTGTAGTAATAGGTGCAAGTATCTTCTTTGGAGCTGGAGCAGTAGCTCAAGCTAGTGAATCTGTTTCAAACAACACAGTAACAGATGAATCATTAGGAACAGAGAAAAAACTGGAAGTTGCACCAAAAGCACAAGCCAAACCAGTAGTAGAAAACACTAGAGAGAGTGTATCAGCTGCATTAGCTTCAAAACTAGAGAATTCGGAAAAAGAAACTCTAAATAAAGTTGCCTTAACAAAATTAATTGAGGAAATTGATGGGAAATTTACTGACGGAAAATATGCTTCTAAAACAGAAGATAGTGTGAACCAATTAAAAGTAGCTTTAGAAAAAGCGTTTATTATAGGTGATGGGAAAAGTCAACCAATTGGATTAAACCGTGATTTATTAGCTGCAGTTACTCAAGGACAATATGCTGAAAAAGCTTCAGCAGGTACTTTAACATTTAAAGATACTAAGACTATCATTGCTGAAATTGCAGGAGTTCATAAAAATCTTGCAAAATATAAACGATTGAAAAAAGATGGAGTTACTGAAGAGGATGAGTTCCAAGCTAGAAATATTGCTGGTAAGGTAGTTATGCTTATTAATCCGTTTGAATATTACGATATTATGGCAAGAGCAACTGTTCAAAATGCTTCTGGAACATTCATTACTGCTTTACCATTTAATCCAACGATTATTGAGTCAATTTTCGTTCCTACAGGAAAAGTAATTTTCTTTGTAGAGGGTGAATACTTAGCGATCACTGCTGGAAGTTTTGGAATTAGTCAATTTAAAGAAACTCTAGCTATGGAAGATGCAACATTATATATTACTAAAATGTATGCAAATGGTAAGCCAAAAGATAACTACGCAGCACAAGTATATAATTTAAATATTACACCACTAGCATAGGAGGATAAGTTATGGTTAAAGTAAAAATTTTAAGTTCTTTTGTGGATAAATATTCTGATGAAGTATATAAAGTAGGTGATACTGTAGATTTCCCTGCTGAAAGACTAAAAGAGCTAAAACAAAATTTATCAGTTCATGATAGAGAATTTTTCGAAGAAGAAACGGAAGAAGTCAAAGCTGTTGAAAATGTTGAAGTAGAAAAAGTAGAAGTAACATCAGAAGAGAAAACTAAAGAAGAAAAAGTAGAAAAATCTGTAGAAACTACGGAAGAATAATCTATGGATGAACTATTAAAAAAGTTAAAAGATAGATTACATATTTTACACAATGATGAAGATGAGCAACTTAAACAGTTGCTTTCTTCATCTATTTTTTCGTTAAAAAATCAGTGTGGATATTTTGATGAGACAACTAATCTTTTAGCACAGGAGTTAATTTTTGAAAGAGTTAGATACGCATACAATGATAGTTTAGAATATTTTGATAAAAATTTTAGAACGCAAATTATTAATCTTGCTTTATCAGTAGGAGAAATAGAATGATAAATCTAGGAAAAAAACAAGAAAAAGTTAATCAGACATATAATGATGGAATAGCTAAATTTGTAAAGTATGAGTTTGGAAAAGATAAGTTTAACACTAAATTAACATCAAAAACTGAAAAAGAAATTAATAAGTTTTGGTTTAGGAAGTTGAATATTACATCTGTAGAAAAATATCAAGCTTTACAAGTTGATACAGAAGTATCAAGAAGAATAGCGATTCGTTTATTTCCACAGATTGATGATTATATTTTAAGTGATCTATTTATCATTATTAAAAATAAATCCTATACGATTTCTAGAATTTGGCATAATCATAAAAAAAATGAAACTGAATTATCATTGGTCGAGGTGATTAAAAATGAGCATTAAAGAGTTAATATTTCAGACTATATCAGATATGGAATTGAATATTCCAGTTTCTTATGGATTTAGTGATGACACTGATTTTCCTAAAATTGTATATTTTCATGTACATACTACAGAAAAAAGATTATCTGATAAACGAAAAATTAAACACCATGTATATCAGTTAAATTTCTATGATCTAGTGCCACATGATTTGGATGGTTCAGAAATTTTACAAAAGATACAAAACTCATTGGATGATACTAAATTAAATACTGGATCTTGGCAAGAAGTAATTGATGTGGATGCTGACAGAAAAGAAACTCAATTTATGTATTTCTTGGAGATTTACTCATGACAAAAGAATTTGGTTTTAGTGGAGCAATTGCTAAGTTAAATAAGATTAGCAGTAACGCTAAATCTATTAATAGCATAGTAGAAAAAGAAGCAGAAGAAATTAAAGATGATGCAAAAAAAATTGCCACTAGTAAAGGGTTAAAAGTGACTGGTGCTGGTGTTGAGGGGATTATCGCAAAACATGCATTATATGAAAGTACAGTAGGTTGGGCAGGTAGGCCCAACCTACATTTATATTTCCATGAAGTAGGATTTCATGCTGGATTTTCTAAAGCTACTAGTAGAGAAAGACGTGGTAAACGTGCAAGAAGATATAAAAAAGGTAGTAGAAAATATGTTGCTCCTAAGCCACATATTAGACCTGCAGCATTACAACATAAAGATTCATTCGCTAAGAAAGTTAAAGATAAATTATTAAATAAATAGGAGGAACTGAAATGACAGTAACTAAAGAGAGAGTAGACGGAGCATTACTAACAGGTATTGGTGCTGGATATTTACAAAAAGTAAAAACAGAAGCAACTAGTGAAAGTGGATTAACGTATGAGGACAAAACATACGAAGTATTCGCAATTGATAAAGTAGCTTTTAAAGGACAAAAAAAGGAGAAGCCGGTATATCTATCAAATAATAAAATTCGTGACATTGTTAAATTCTCAAGTGCGGAGATGACAGTAGATATTGGATTTTTCCCAGAAGGTTTCGTAGAAGAAATGAGTGGAATGATTAAACTAGCTAATGGAGCATATGTTCAAGGTGATAGTCCGAAGTATAAATATTTTAGATGGTCATTCCCTGTTACAGATGAAAATGGTGGAGAAATTATTTTCAACTTCCCATACTGTCAATTAAAACATCCAGATTTTAATGCAGAGACTGAAACTGATGAGAAGAAAGAAAATATTGCACAGGTTACTATTGAAGCATTCCCAGTAATTGGAAGTGACAATAAATCTGTATATAGTAAGATGGATTTACGTACAACTAATCTATATGATCGTGAGAAATTATTATTAAATGGTTTCTATAATGCAGAAACTTTAAAAGCATGTATTAAAGACGGTCAAACAGATTCTACAGTAGTCCCTAGAGCATAATAAATAAGATTTAAAGAGCCGACATAAGTTGGCTCTTTTTTGGAGGTATTAAATGAGTATTTTTAAAAAAAATATAGAGACTTTTAAAACAGATATTCTTGGGTATGAAGTTGAATTAAGATGTAATTTAGCGGTTTGGTTACATTTAGAAGTAGACTTTGGTATTAAACAAGGTGATTGGGTAGATGTTATTACTAAAGAAAAAAATATAGCAATTGCCAAGTTTTTAGTTTCGATTTTGAAAGCTAATAAGTTACAAACAACACTTGAGGAAGTATTAGAAAATGTTACTGATACAGACTTGGAAGTATTTCTTATAAAATATCAAGAAGCTATGTATGGAGATCAAACAGCAACATTACTTCAAATGTTAGGAATTACTGATGATAGCGAAATGGGAAAGAGTTTTTTAGAAGAACAGGTAGAAGACCTAGTTCCTACACAACCAAAAGTAGTGAGCAGGAATCCGAAGAAAGCCAAGAAGAGACACAAGAAATAATAGATTGGGATGATTTATTTTATAAGTGTAGAACTTGGTTCAACATGACTAAGGATGAATTTATGTATGATTATTCATTCGACTATATTATTTACATGATAAATAGATATATCAAAGAAAATTATACAATAGATGATTCTGAAGAAGAAGGCATGCGAGTTACTAACATAAGTAATGTACTGTAGGAGGTAAAAATGGCAAATTACATGGATAAAGTCGGTGTCATACTGACTGCAGAAGGTGTAGGGTCTTTTACCTCTGCTATTAAGCAAGGTGAAAATGCCTTACGACAACTTCAAGCAGAAGCTAGAAGAAATATAGCTTCATTAGGTAGTGGTGCGAAAGCATACGATATCTACAAGGCAAAGATGAGTGGACTAACTACTCAAATGAAGCAATCAGCAAGTAATGTTAATAATTTAAAAGATAAATATGATGCTTTAAAAAAATCTACTAGTGAAATACCTAAAGAGATTGAAAAGTTATCGAATGCTTTTAGGCAAAAACAATCAGTTTTAAAGACAAATGGAACGTTGTTACAAAGTCAAAAAGAGCATTTAAAACACTTAGAAAGCACTTATGGTAAGAGTAGTGCTGCTGTTCAAAAATATAAAGAAACAGTAGCAAACACAAGCAAAGCATATAAGAAGACTGAACAGGAAGTCAAGAGTCTTGAAACGCAAATTAAAGGCTTGAACAATACGTTAAGTACTCAACAGAAAGAATTAGGAGCATTACCAACTAAAATAGCAAACGCTGAAACAAGCTATTTTAAATTAAGAGATGCAGTTGAGAAAACTCATACTGCATTTAGAAATAGTGGTGGTAGGTTAGCTGATACAGCTCAAAGATTTAATGATGTTGGTACTAGAGCACAAGTTCTAGGACAGAAAATGTCGGGAGTTGGTGACGGCTTAACAAGAGCTACTGCTGGGATATCTTCTGGAATGTTGTTAGCTGCTAGAAGTGCAATTAATTTTGAAAGTGATTTTGCTGGAGTAGTAAAAACTGTAAATGCAACTCCAGAACAGCTAGAAAAGATTAGGCAGAGTTTCTTAAATCTTTCTACAGAGATTCCAGTTAGTGCAAATGAATTAGCGAGAATAGGTGAAGTAGCTGGACAATTAGGTATTAAAACTGAAAATATAGTTGACTTTACAAAAACTATTGCTGATTTAGGAGCTACTACAAACTTAAGTAGTGAAGAGGGGGCAACTAGTTTAGCTCAATTCATGGCTGTTATGGGAACTAGCCAAAGTAGTATCAGAAATCTAGGTTCTACGTTAGTAGAATTAGGAACTAACTTTGCGACAAATGAAAGATCTATTGTAGAAATGTCTCAAAGATTATCTGGTATGGGTAAACAAACTAATATGTCAGAGGCTGATGTATTAGGATTAGCTGCTGCAATGAGTACCGTTGGTATCGAGGCAGAAGCTGGTGGTAGTGCAATGACACAGGTTATGACAAAAATGCAAAACGCAGTAATGTCAGGTGGAGAAAACTTAGGTAAGTTTGCGAAAGCCGCTGGAGTTAGTGCTAGTGAATTTGCTAATGCATTTAATAATAGACCTGTAGAGGCACTTGGATTAGTTCTTAAAGGTCTTAAAAATGTAAAAGAAAGTGGAGGTAATGTTAACGATGTACTAGCATCATTAGGTGTAACAGGTATTCGTGAAGCTGATGCCATGAAGAGACTTTCTGGAGCATTAGATGGTGATAGTGGGTTAGGTAAAGCCTTAGAAATTGCTAATAAAGGATGGAGAGAAAATTCAGCATTAACTAAAGAAGCAAGTATCAGATACCAAACAAGTGCTAGTAAAATTCAAATGGCTAAAAATGAAATTCAAAAAATGGCCATTGAAATGGGTTCTGAATTGTTGCCAAGATTAGCAGAAGTATTGCAACATTCTAAACCTGTAGTGAAAACATTAGGTGACATGATGTTATGGTTTAGTAAATTACCACCAACTGTCCAATTAGCCGTGTTAGGTATGGGCCCATTCTTATCTGTTCTAGGAAGATTAACAACTGGAGCAGGTGCAGGAGTTAAGAGTATAGGTACTCTGATTCAATGGTTAGGTAAAATCAGAACTGGTAAAGCAGTGGCTGATGTTGCCAAATTAGGTACTGAAATTGCTGGAGTAGGAACTAAGGCTGCAACTACTGGAAGCATGGCTTCTATGTTAACTAATCCATATGTTGCAGGAGCTGCATTAATTGGAGCTGCTTTTGTCGGATTAGGATATGGAATATATCGTGAAATGACAAAAGACAGTAGAAATCATGAAGCATCCGTTGAACAAACTAACGGAAAATACAAAGAGTGGTATGATCAAGTGATTAAAGGTGCAACACAATCTGGAAGTGCAATCGATAGATTAAAAGGTGATGTTCAAAATAATAGTAAAGCCATAGTAGAGGAAACTGAAAAGATTAAAAAAGCTAACACCTCAATCATGGAAAGTCTTGATAAAAACTTTAAAGAAGGTAGTTGGTATTCATCTGATGGAGAAATCAGAAAGAAACTAAAAGAGAATCTATCTTTAAGTGATGAAGATGTAAACGAGATTGAAACTAAGTTCAGAAACTATGGAATTATGTTAGGTAATTCATTATCAAGTATTCAATCAAGCTATCTGGAGAATAAAACTATTACAGCAGATTATGCAATGGCTCAAATAAAAACTATTAACGATTTAACGTTATCTACCGTTGAAGGTATTGAAAAGCGTAGACAAGCTGAAATGGATAGATTGAATGCTCTTAAAGCACAGGGAATAATTGAGGAAGCAGAGTATAAAAAACAAGCAGAAGTTGTAAAACAAACCTTTGATACTCAAATTAATTCAGCAAAAGAAGCACAAGGAAGAATTAAAGAAATTCTATCTAATGCTGCAAAAGACCATAGAAGTTTAACAACTCAAGAGATGAATGAAATAGAGAATCTCTATAAGAGACTAGGTAAGAGTGCGGTAGAGGCTGCAACCTCAAGCAAAGAAGCTCAAGACCTTCTGAAAAAAGGAATGGAAGAAACAGCCTTAGCCGCTAAAATTGCAGCGTTAAAACAAATTGGATTGATTACTGATACTAAAGAAGAATACATTAATAATTTAGGTTCTATTGAATCTAAAATTCAGGAAGTTAACAGTATTTTAAATAACTGGACTAGTCACTCTGATATTAAATCAATAGGAATTAAATATGAAGGTCATGATCTTGTATTTAATTTTAAAAACGATTATGAAAGAGCATTAGCATTGCCAGATATTATGAAAGCAATCACTATTGCTGAAAGTCAAGGTCGTACTATTAAGATGACTAAAGAAGATTTAGAATGGCTGGATAAGAAAGGAATACATCCTAAAAATGTTGAGATTGTAGATAAAGCAAGCTTACCATTAGATAACATTAATGGGAAAATAGATACATTTAAAAATGCTAGTTTGCCGCCTAAATCTATTATGTTAAGAGATGAGGGAAGTACAAGTATAGATAATGTATTTAAAAAGGTTTTAGATTATAACGCACAAGCTGTTAATGAAAAAAATCTAAAAGTTAATGATAATGCAAGTCAACCAATTACAGATGCACAAGGGAAGTTAGATTTATTTAACGGAACAAATCCTGTTAATAAGAATTTATCAGCTAGCGGAAATGCTAGTCCATTCACACAAGATGCAACAAATAGTTTAAATGTATTTGCAGCAACTAATCCAGGTACTAAAAGTATTATGGCTCAAGGTAATGCGACACCATTTACTGACACAGCGAAAGCTTCAGTAGATAGATTTAATGCAACACCTACACCTACAAAACAATTAGAAGCTAATGATAATATCACGAACAAAGCTAATAGTGCTTCTGGGGCAATTAGGAGTATTCCTCAATTTTGGCAATCAGTGATTTCAGTAGTTGCAAGTGGACCTATAGCAATGTTACAAAAATTAGGACTATTCGCTTCAGGTGGGAAAATTGATTTATTTGCACATGGTGCAAATATTGATATGTTTGCTAATGGTGGAATGATTGGGAGTACTCAAAGTTTACCACCAAGATATCAAGGTATTGTAGGAGAAGCTGGCCCAGAATTATTCCAAGTTACTAGAAGTGGTGTAAACATTACACCATTATCAACAAGAGAGAAAATTAAAGGAATAAGTGGAACATTAGCAGAACAATATGGAGCTAATAATCCTAATGTTAATATTACTATCAACGTAACAGGTAATAATATTAACAACAAAGAAGACATTGATATATTAGTAAAAGAGATTGAACAAAAACTAGTGAGATCTATGAAAGAATACAAAAATATGAGCTTTGGAGGTGGTAGAAATGTCGTTACATTATAATGAGTTAATCTTCAAAGGGAAGTCTACCGCCGATTTTCCCTTTGAAATTTTCGTAATAGAAAATGATGGAATTAATAAAGGGAAACGAAAAGACAAAATATTCACATCTGATGATATGTCAGGAGGAATTGTAAGAACTTCTACAGCTTATGAGCTTGTAGAAAAATCATATAAGCTATTAATCCATAATGTAAAATTAAACCAAATCAATGAATTATTAGTGTGGTTAGAAGGTAGTGGTAAATTAATAGCTTCTGATAATCCTGGCAGATATTATGAGGTGTTAACAGTATCTGCAGTAAGAGCTAGACTAGGTGAAGTAGATGAATATGAAATAGATGTAGTATTCACTTGTAATCCATTCTCATATAGTATTGCATCTGATATCAAGACATATACAAGTAATGGAGTTATCAACAATGAAACCAATGTAATAATGTATCCTAAAATCACTCTATATGGAAATTCAACGAGTGGCACATCATTAACCATAAGTAATCAGGTAGTTAGATTAAAACAACTATCTGAAAAGCTAGTTATTGAATGCAAGCAAGGTGAACAAAATGTATATGATAAGAACGGAAATCTATTAAATAGTGTAATGCTAGGAGCGTTCTTTGAGATTAAACCTGGAGTGAGTGGGATTGTTCTAGGAAATGGAATTACTAAGTTGGAAATAGAGTGTAGATGGGGGGCGTTTATTTAATGTTATGGTTATATGATGAATTTGAAACAGACTTTACTTATAACGGAATAGTGTTGAATAATGCTTACGATTCAGACATTCACTGGGTGTTGAATACAATGTATAAACTGACATTCAAATATCCAACAGTAGACAATGATCTATATTCTTTCATTGAAAAAGGTATGATTGTAAAAGCTGATGAACATGACAGAACAAACTTATTTAGAATTAAGGATATTGATATATCTGAAAATGATAAATGTATTACTGTCACAGCTTATCAAAAGAACTATGATTTTAGTAAAAGGTTAGTAAATAACTTCGGAAGACTTCGTGTAAACTGTATGTCAGTGCTTGAAGAGTGGTATTCAAACTTTTTATCTAGTGAAAAAGATTTTTCTTATTATTCAGATATAAATGCTATTAATTCATTTGTATCACATAATGATGATGCTGATAATAAACTTAGAACATCATTTGAATTATTAGGAGAAATTGCTGATACTTATTCTGCAGATATTGATATGCATGATAAACAAATTAGCTTGTTAGAACGTTTAGGAAGAGATACTGAAGAAGTCTTAACTACAGCTAAAAATATAAGTGAATTTGTTAATACTAGTAATTCTGATGAAATTGTTACTAGAATTTATGCTAGTTCAACTTTTAAAGTTGGTGATAAGTACGATAAAAAGGACTTACGAGAACAGCATAGACAACAATTAAAAGTCTTGAGAGAATCTCAAAAAGAATATTCACAAGGTAGAAATGCTGTTAAAAAAGCTCAACAAATGAAAGATGAAATATCTAAAAAATACGCTAAAGAAATTGCTAAGAATAACAAGAAAGTAAAGCGTAGTGGTAAAGTAATTAAATCATATTCTCAAATTGAATCAGAAGTAAATGCTAAATATCAGGCAAGAGAGAGAAAAGCTCAACAAAGAAAAGCTGAAAGTCAAGCGATAGCTGATAGAAAGAAAGCTGAAATTGAATCATTAAAAGCACAACAAAAAGAAGAACTAGAAGCATTAGATGAAGAAATTACTATTAATCTAATTGTAGAAAGTCCGTTGATTAATGATTATCCATTCATCAATGAAATAGCAGTATCCAACAATGATTTAAGAACTGCTGAAGAGTTAGAAGAATGGGCCATGGAATATTTTACAAAACAAAATATCGACAAGCCAAAAAACTCAATAAAAGTTACTTATGAACAGTTATCAGAGGACATCAATCGTGGAGACACTGTAATTTTAAAATATTTAAAATATGGTGTAGACGAAAGAATAAGAGTAGTTGAAACTCACTATGATCCAATGCTAAAAAAATGGAAAGAGTTTATTCTAGGTGAAAAAGAAGGTAGATTAGGTTCAGAAGTATCAAGTGCTAGTAGTGGTGCAATAGCTAAAGCTAACGCTTATACAGATATAATCACTATGGATATAGAGCGAAAAGTCAAAGAACGTAGTGAAAATTATGATAAGCTGTTTAAGAAAAATACAGATGAAATCAATAAAAAGATTGAAGATGGATTTGAGAAAGCTAAGGCATCAAGTGAAGTAACGATAGCTAAAATAGATGAAGACCTAGAGAAAAAACTAGCACCTATTAGAAATCAAGTATCAACCACTGTAGAAAACTACAACAGGCAATTCCAGGCTACTAATTTGGAAATAAGCAAGAACAGAGTTGATGCTACTAAGCAAATTCAAGCACTAACTGATAGAGTAAACAACATTCAAGATATTTCTAACAATGAAACAGTAGCAGAGCTTAGAAGACTTGCTAACGGTGCTACAAGCAAGGTTACAGAACTTGAAACTAGTATTACTAGAGAATTTACAGCCGTTAAAAAGAAAAATGAAGATGGATTGAGTGCAGTTAAAGCTGAATTTAAAAAAGGTGTAGACGGACTAACAAGCAAAATTACTTCACTTGAGGAATACAAAAATCAAGATGGAACACGAACTGAAAGTCTAAAACAATGGGTGCAACGTGATACAGCTAATCAATTAAGCCGTGAAAGAACTGAAATTAATAAAATCATTGATAATAAAGGTTTTGTTAAGAACACAGAATTTAGTAGTAAGTTCACAGAAAGTGCTAGAGGTATTACTAACCAACTATCAGCTTTAGAGACCTACAAAAATCAAGACGGCACACGAACAGCTAACTTGAAAATTTGGGCACAAAATAACACTGCTAATCAATTGACTGCTGAAAGGCGTAGTATTGAAAGTTGGGTTAATGAAAAAGGTTATGCAACAACATCTGTTGTTGAAAATAAAGTAAGAGAAACTGCTAATAGTTTCTCAAGAGATCTAAGCAACGCTACTAATTCTATTAACACGTTGAATAGTTGGAAACAAACAGCTACACAAACGTTAAATACTGTAAGTAGTGGTTTAAATGACGCTGTTAAACATTCACAACTTAGAGTAGGTGCTGATAAAATCGACTTCGGCTCAAATAAAGTATTTGATGGACGTAACCTTGCTAGTATGTTGTCAGTAAGTCCAGAAAGTATTCAAGCTATTTC